TTAAATCACTTAACGGTCTAGCAAAAGCAAGTATCAAATCAGTAAATGGATTAGTAATAGCATCAATAAAGAGCTGGAACGGCTTAGAATAAAAATATTATGGCAAAAACAGTAAAGGCATTAGTTATAGGAGGTGGAGCAGGAGGGGCTTCTGGTAGTAACGGAGGTGGTGGTGGCTCTGGTGGTTACCAATATGACGCAGCTTTTGCTGTTGCTATGGGTGTCTATTCTGTGGTAGTTGGGGGTGGAGGTGCAGTAGATAACAATGGAGTTGACTCAACTTTCTCGACAATAACAGGAACTGGTGGGGGAACAGGAGGTTCACCAACTGCTGTTGGTTCAAACGGAGGTGCTGGAGGAGGAGGTGGAGGTTCTGATGGAGCTGCCCCAAATGCTAGATATGCTGGTGGAACTGGTTCACAAAATTATGACGGTGGTTCAGGAGGAGGTTCTGGCGATAACCAAATTGGAGGCGGAGGTGGCGGAGGTGGCTCGGCAGCTATCGGTGGTAACGGATTTTCTCTTAATGGAGGTGGTGGTGGAACTGGAACATTAAACCCGATTACAGGTTCAGGTTATCTTTGTGGAGGTGGAGGTGGCGGAGGACAATTTAAAGGGACTGGTGGTTCAGGGGTCGGAGGAGATGGTTCATATCAAACTGGAAACGCTACGGCAGGAGCAACCAACACTGGTTCTGGTGGTGGAGGAGCTTCAGGATTCGGGAGTGCGGCCGCTGGAGGTTCGGGTAAAGTTGTTATTTCTTTTCTTAATAATTTGTTGGGGGCAACTATAACTGGAGCATCTAACACTAAAGAAGTTGGAGAAACTGAAACAGTCTTAACTTTTCTAGAAGATGGAGATGTCACTTTTAGTAACTTATCTCCTTTACCAACTTTTTTTCAATAAATATATGGCAGAAAAACGGTTAAAAAATGGTGATAGAGATTTACTGATAAGACTCAACACACAAGTTGAAAGACTTATTGATGACGTATCGAAACTAGGTGATAAATATTCAGGCAGGATAAACAACCTAGAAGAAAAGAAAACCGATAAAGATTATATGGATAAAGTAACAGAAGATTTTGAACAAAGACACAGGCAAAGCGAGAAGTTTCAGGATAATCTTATAGGTAAGTTAAGTATAGTTGCTGGTATAATCGCATTAGTCGTTACTTTACTTACTACGTTTTTAACAAGTTTGATAAGTACAATAATATGAGCTACACATATGAAAAACAAACAGGAGATTTAGTGATAGGTGGTTGGGAAAAAGGTATAGCCACATCACCCCACAAAGGCATAGCAAATATGCAGGCTGTTAATATTTCAACAGAGTCTGGTGAAGTTATGTGTAATTTTTCTAGAGTAGCTCAACAACAATTAGCAACAACAGGTACTCTTACAATTTCTGGTGATGATACTCTTTCCGCAAGTGGTGCCACAGAAGAACTAAAGATTGGTAACTGGCTTACAATGACGAGTGCAGGTATAACTCAACTTACTAATGGAGTAAGTTATTATATTGTATATGCGTCTGGTAATACAATTAGACTATCTACTGCTTATTCTAATAGTTGGGCGGATGACGCAATAGGTGGACTCACATACTCGGGAGGTCCTCCTTCGTTTACTACTGGTAATTACCTCATGAGTAAACCAATAGATTATGCTTTAGAAACTTATAGTGATTCTGTCGGGGTTCAATACAGATATTATATATTAGATAGTGCAGGACAGATTTGGGTAAGTGATACAGCAGCTTCAAGTGTGGTACTCCCTACTGACAAACCAGACTGGTATTTGCCCACAAAAACGAGGACTGTTGCTACGGGCATAGCGGTTTTAAATGGTTGGTTGTTTAACTTCAATTCAACAGGCTTTGTTATTTCTTGTAAACAGACAGTAAACTTAGCTGCCGCATTTGCAACTTTTTATGGTGGAAGTTCTATGACGAATCTTAAACATTTTGCTTTTGTAGGACATCAAGGAAAACTTTATTATACAGACGGCAATTATATTGGAAGTATCTTTCCAAACTCCTCTCTTGTATCGGGTGTGGCAAACATACAGTCTTTCTTTAGATATTCTGCTGTAACGACAACAGGAACTATTGCTCAAGTAATCAGCGGTTCAAGACCAACTACAGGCGAGGTTGGTTCTACAACAAGAATACCAGTACAACCTTTTGCTACAGGTACAGGTGCAGCAGTACCAACAGCTCTAACTACAGGTGTTACTTACTATGCCCTTATGATAACTACTACTACTTTTGAGATTTATGCAGCGGCCACTGGTGGTGCAGCTATAAATATTGAAACTGGAACAGTAGGTACACAATATTTTAATACTTTCTATCCATCTACAGCTTCAGGAATGAATACCATTACCTTTACACCACAAAGACTTAATTTACCGACATTTGAAACATCACAAACTATTGCAGAAATAGGAAACAACTTACTTATAGGTTGTGCAGATAATATAGTTTATCCATGGAACCAAGTTGACCCAATTCCAGGAGATTTAATCTTTTTACCAGAGGGCAACGTATCATCTATAGTTACAGTAAACAACATGGGATATATCTTTACTGGAAGTAAGGGGAATATCTATATTACAAACGGCTCGGCAGCATCAGCGGTTATTTCAGTACCAGACTACTGTGCAGGTATAGCAGGAACTCCAGCTTCTTATATAGAACCGTATTTTACTTGGGGAGGAACTATGTATTTAAGAGGTAGAGTTTACTTTTCAGTAGTAGACCAAACAGCTGCCAAAACAGGTAACTGTGGTGGAATTTGGTCGTTTATACCTACTCAAAACGTGTTCTTTGGTGATGCAGATGGTATTGTTTTAAGATTAGAGAATGAATCATCTTATGTAACATACAATGGACTTTCTAATATTCTATTTGCAGAACAAGACCAAGCGGCAATCTCACCACAATATTGGAGTGGTTGGCAGTCATCTTATGCTGGTTCCCCTTACGGATTAGACTTTACAGGCACTACAACACTAGCGACAATGCCAGCAGTAATAGAAACTGACTTGATTCCAACGGGTACAATGTTAGATAAAAAGACTTTTAAGCAGATTGAATATAAACTATCAACTCCACTAGCAGTAGGTGAGAGTGTAGCAATAAGTTACAGACAAAACAGCACAGACGCCTATGTTTCATGTGGAACTGCTGTAGTGGAAAGTACAACAAGTCTTTCTGGCTACTTCACGGTTAATTTTGAAAAGGGTCAGTGGTTACAGTTAAAAATTACACTTACACCCTTATCAACATCAGCAAGTACATTTTGTAGGTTAGTTCAAGTGAGAGTAAGATAAACATTATGAATGACGAAGAAGAAATCAAAAGAATAGCTCAGAACGTATACAACCAAAATCAGATTAGTGATAAGTTTTCTGTTTCCCAAACTGCTTTCCATAGACATAACGGAACAGATAGTCCTAAGGTAAAACAAGGCGATATTATTCCAGGAACAACCTCTGCTGTACATCTTGGTTCTAATGCGACTGAGGTATTTACTTTAGATACAACACAAAATATTACACTTATAGCTTTAAAGGGTGTCGCTACTAATGGATTAGGACAAAAGGCTTTATTAAATGGAAATGCACAATTAGGAAATTGTTTTATGTATGGTGTTGGTGCCCTTGTAGGTTCAAATGTAAGAACAATAGGAACTTATGAACCCTTTCTGCAGGTATGTAATGCTGCTTATATTGATACATTAGTTGATATATCTGACCCTCTTAACCCAGTAACTAATAATAGGGTTATGGCCAAAGGTTCATATATAGTTTATGTGTTAGATGATACTGCTGCACTTGTAGCTTCAATGCAGATTATAGATTGGACTGGTACGTCAATTAGATTTGAAACATATTTAGCAGCAAATTGGTCTATAGACTTTTTTTTAACAATGTCGTAATTTATTAACAATAAACTTTTAATCAAATGTTATCATTCACAACTTTAAGAACTCTCTACGGAGATTTATCAGGAAACACAAGTGCGGACAACCTAACAAGATGTTCTTATCTTGCTAATATAGAACAAAGATACCTTCTACAGAAGTTCTTCAATAATGAAGAAACCTACACAATTACGACAGTAGGTTCTGTAGACTTATATCTAACTGCTGCACCCGCTATTGATGCTGTGTCGGGGGTTTTATCATACGCATGGCCAAACGCAACATCACAAGTATCAGTTGCATTTTCTGACGGAGAAATAAGAACTGTAAACTTCACAAAGTCCAGTACGGCCGTAACATGGAAAAATGGTCTAGTCGGCACAAAGTTTGACCTAACTGCGGTAGTAGCAGCAGCCGCAACTACAGCTACTCTATCAACAGCATGGGCTTCAGATACAGGTGCTTATGTATGTCAATTTTCAGACGGAGAACAAAAGACTATAACAATAACAAATGGTTCAACTGCTCTATCTTGGGCAGGAGGATTATCAAGTGCTGTAGCTGATAGCATTCACACAAGCGTTTGTTCTACAAAAATTGCCGTAGGAGGAGCACAAACATATAAACTACCAGCAGATTATTCTAAGTTAAAAACAGGTACCCTTACAATAGGAAACCTAAAATGGACACCAACAGAGGTAACTTCAAGAGAGGAGTGGGATAGACTAAATGTTTTTCCTTACTACGCAGATATACCCTCACACTTCTTTATTTGGAAGAATGAGTTTGCACTGTGGCCAATTCCAGCAACTACAGGGAATATAATTTCGTTTAATTACAAGAGAAGAATTCCTGATTTAAGCATAGCAGATGTTAGTGGTTCGGCTGGTGTTACAGCAACTATAGCAAATGGTGGAACAGCAATTACATTCGCAGGAACTACCTTAATGCCCACAAATAACTCCGTTGGTGAGAGTAGATGGATTCAATTTGCACCAACTACCGCTACTGCGACTTCAGGAGATAATCTTTGGTACCAATTAGCAAGCGTAGATTCAACTACAACGGCCACCTTATACCAACCATACCAAGGTGATACTGTAACAGCTTCAATAACATGGACAATAGGTCAAATGCCTGTTCTTATGGAGGACTTCCAAGACATGTTAGTTTGGAAACCTTTAATATTCTACTACTCATCAATAGTAGACAACAAGGTAAAGAAGGCTGAATTCCAAGGGCTGTATGATGAGAAGTTAAAATTACTTGACGAATACGCAGGCACAAAAACTATCAATGTTAATCTTTGTCGGAAGACTAATAATAGGAACCCTAATCTCTATTGGCAGGGTTAATAATTGAGTTTTTATTAAAATAATTGTAAAATAATACTATGGCACCTTATAAATCACCAACAACACTAAGCTACAAACCTGGAGGCTTCACAAATTTAGGAGCAACTCCTGGAATAATTCCGCAACCCAAACCACCAGCTGCAACACCACCACAGAATAACCAAAATAACTGGCAGAATACACTATCTGACGTTATGGCTAGTAGACCAAAGACAGGTTCAGTAAAGAAAATAGTAGGCCAAGATGGTACGCAGGTACATTTTGATAATAAAGTTGGGGCTGATAAGGGAATATTACCACCACCATCTACTTTAAACGTACAAAACCCAGACGGTTCATATTCATCTGGAGCAAATATTAAATCACAAGGAATTATAGGTGGTAATCAAACAGCAGGACAAATAACTGAGAATCAACCACCAAAACCTTATGTTCCACCATCTATACAACCAACCTATCCAGGAATGTTAGGCGGGCTTACAAAACTTTCAGAAGGAAATATTCCAATAGGACAAAGTGCCGCCCAAATTTCTGCTGACTATGGAAAGAAAATTGCAGAGGTAGGACAACAAGGTGCAGGCTATCAAGCAGGGGCTTTATCTACAGGTACTAAACCAGTAGGCGAGGGTAATGCTGCTATAAACGCTGCTATAACTGCTGCTAAGCAAACGGCACTAGCCACAGGACAAACTGCCGCACTTAAAGGAACTGAACAACAACTAACAGCACAAGAACAAGCTAAAACAGGTATACTTGGAGGAGCAGGACTAACACCAGAAGCGTTAAGATATGGTTCTGATTCAGGTGCTTTAAATCCGTTAAATAACATTGACTCAATAGCAGAACAGGTAGCAAGTGGACAAATTAGTCCCGCTACAGCTTATTCAATGGGTGGTTCTATTGCTAATTTTAAAGGAGCTTTAAACGCTGCTATTTTGGCAAAGAATCCAAATTATAATGAAGCTAAGGCACAGGCTGCTTATGATTCTAATCAAGCTAATATACAAGCCTTATCTACCGCAGCAACAGGAGCAAGAGCAGCCTCAATAGCAGAACAAACTAAACAGTTTAACAATTTGTCAGCAGCTAGAAATAGTGTTGCCAATATAAGTAATGGTTTAATTTCACAAATAGCTAATGACAATAAGATGAACCCATCAGAGATAAACGCAATAAACGGTGTTATTCAACTTATCGCCAATAATACCAGTGACCCTCAATACCAAAAATTATTAAATAGAATGACAGATATTTCATCAACTTACGGACAAATTCTAACCCCAGGAGGTAATACAGATACAACGAGATTGATGGCACAAGGATTATTAAATCAATTAGCTGGAGGTGGTACTGTACAAAGTGTTGTAGCCGACCTTGATAAACAAGCACAAGAAAAGATACAAGGTATTCAAACAAATGTTGAAAACTTAATATCTGGTAGTAATGTAAATCCACTAGCTTCTATGGTAGGAAGTACAGAAGTCGGACCAGATGGAAACACATATTTAATCACTGACTAATATGCAACCAATACCAATAACAAGAGCAGAATATAATGCAAAATTTGGCGTTACCCCAACAGAATCACAGGCACCACAACAACCAACACAGAGTAGTAAACCTATTCCTATTACTAGGGCTGAATATCAGGCCAAATTTGGCCAATTACCAGCAAGTATGACTAAACCAATAGGTGAACAACCACAAGAACAAGGACTTCCAGGGCAATTAAGCAAAAGGGCTACAGACGTAGGGGGTGCTATAAGTAATACACTGACGGGCAAAATCAACCCACTCTCGGGTGTCTTACAGGGTATAGGAGGTGTTGCTGGTGGTTTAACTGACGTAGTTGGTGCTGGTTTGGAGAAGATTCCAGGAGTAAAACAAGTAACAGGTTTAATAGGTAAAGGTATAGGTAAATTAGCCGAAACTGGGGCTGGTAAAGCCACCATAAGTGGCATAAGTAGTTTTGCAGAAAAACACCCTGAACTTGCAGCAGATATAAAAGCTGTGGGTAATATTGCAGGTGCAGCAACAATGGTAGGTGGGGGAGGTGTAGCTAAGAAATTTGTCCAAGGTGGTGTTAAAAAAGCTATGGGTAAGAATGTACTTAAAGAGATTGTTTCTGATATTGCACCTGAAGTAAGTGCTAAAGCTGGTGCCAAAACAATAGCAAAACAAGGTTTAATAAAGACCCCGATTACGGGTACAATTAAAACTGTTGCAAGTAAGGCAGAACAAAACGTCGCACAGATAATTGCCGATAATGTTCCAGGATTTTCTAAATTAGGAACATTTGCAGAGAAAGTAAACCTTACAAGAAAAACTGCTTATGACATTGCCGACAAACTGAAACAAAAAGTAATTAAAGAGGGTAAGAATATAATTTATCCATTTAAAGAATTAGAATCTAAAATGGTTGCCTTAGAGCCAAGTATTTCAATCAAAGCTGATACTGTTTTACAAAGACAATTTAACCTAGCAAGAGAGGCAGCACTTAAAATAGCTAAAGATAAAGGCGGTACTATTGATAGTTTACTTGACTCTAGAAAAGCGTTTGACGATTTAGTAGCAAAACAATTTCCTAATTTGTATGATAAGGCGAATGCACCTATGAGAGATGCCATTACACAAATGCGTAGAACTATGAATAAATTTATAGAAGAAAAACTACCGAAAGGAACTGGCTATACAGACAGTTTAAATGTTCAGACTAACTTATTCAACGCAATAGAAAATATGTCACCAAAGGCTTTGAATGAAGTTGGGACAAGTAGGTTTAGTAGGTACGCAGCAAAACACCCTCTTGCATCAGGTTTAATTAAAAAAGCAACAACTGCTGGAATATATACTGGAGTAGGTGGAGCGGGTTACGGTATGTATAAAGGATTAACGGATTAAACCACCGACAAAAGAACAGAATAAGGCAAATGCCAAAAAGAGTAGGACTAACTTTCCATAGGACGAAAACAACACTAAAGCGAGGGTTATTAAAACAAGGCTTACTATGAAAAACCCAAATGTTATCCAGCCCATCTCTATTAGAGTATCTTTAAAAAATTCCTTCATATACCTACATTTTACTACTAACATAAAATAAAGTCAAGTCTATTGCGTTCTGTATATAAAGGTAATATAATATGTGTAATGAAAGTTTCAATAGTAATACCTACCTATAATCACTGTGAAGATTTCTTGAGGCCATGTCTTCAATCTATTATAGACCACACAGATTTAACTGACGTGGAAATTTTGGTTGCAGCAAATGGCTGTAAAGACAACACTAGAGAATATGTAGAATCACTTGGTGAACCCTTTAAACTAATTTGGCATGATGATGGTCTCGGATTTACGAAGGCCACTAATATAGGCGTTGAGGCTTCTACTGGTGAAATTGTAATACTTATGAACAATGACTTTTTATTACTTCCGCAGGACAAAAATGAATGGTTAGACTTTTTAATAAAACCTCTTAAAGATAGAGTGGGAATGACAGGCAACTTAAAGATATTTGATGAATCAGTAGAGAGAATGTTCTTGGTTGGTTTTTGTGTAGCTTTTCCTAGACGTATATGGGACGAAATAGGTGGCTTTGATGAGTCATGGTGGGGTGGCGGTGAAGACATAGAATTCTGTTTACAAGTAGAAAATCTCGGCTACAAAATAATACAAGTGCCAGACGAAAAGAACGTAGTTATAGACGGAATAAATGTCAATCGCTTTATGTCATATCACAAAGGTGAGGGAACAGCACTCGATGAAGAACACAGGGAAAAATGGATTAAACACATAGCTTGGGTTAGGGCGAGGCTTAAAGAAAGACATCAGTTACCACAAGGGTGGTTTTACGGTGGCGACATAGCGGAATACAGACGCTTAGTAGAAGATTTACCAGAAGGTTCAACCATGGTAGAACTTGGCTGTGCTTGGGGTAGAAGTATATGTTCAGTTGCCGACATTATAAAAAGAAAGAATCTTAAAGTTCACATAGTTGATTGTTTTACTGGAACAAAAGGTGAACCGTCTTATGGTGACGCTAATTTCAGAAAAATATTTGAAGATAATATAAAAAGATTTGGTATAGATGGACAGACTACTATTCATGAAGGATTAACTAACGATATTGTAAAAGAGATTCCTAAACTAACAGATTTTGATTTAATTTTTATAGACGCTGACCATTCATATGAAGCGGTTAAACAAGACATAGAAAATTGGCTACCTAAACTTAAAAAAGGTGGAACTATATGTGGCCATGACTACGGTAACTGGGAAGGTGTAGGTAGAGCGGTTAATGAAAAATGGGTAGCAGGGGTTAGGGTTAATGATATTCAGTTTGGTATTCCAAGTGGTGTAGCAACTGGTTCAGTTTGGTCAAAACGTATATGAAGATACTAGCTTATGTTAATACTTATGGACGAACAGCGACAACACTACCGTTGACTATATTATCAATACTTAATCAAACACATAAGCCAGACGCTTTAGTTATTTATGACGAAAACAAAGAACTATTAGACCCACTTAAAAATGAAACCTTAAAATATCTATTAGACTTATTGATGGAAAAAGGCATACAGTGGTATTGGAATGCTGGAGAGAGAAAGGGAGCACACTTTAATCATGAAAATGCCAACATGAATACCTTGGGCTTTGAGTATGCTTGGTTTTTAGATGATGACCAAGTAGCTGAACCAACCTGCCTAGAAGAACTTGTAAAAGAAATGACACCTGACGTGGGTGCTGTGGGCGGGCTTATTTTAAATACACCAACTAAACAAAAGCCACCTTATGTAAACGGTAAACTTGATGATGTGTGGATTGGAGAAAACATAGCATGGTATAAGTGGGAAGGAAAACCTAAAGAAGTAGAACACCTTTATTCTTCATTTTTATACAGATGTAATATAGTTCATCATGACCTAAGGTTATCTAAGAAAGTATTTCGTGGTGAAACTATGTTTACACACTCGTTTTACTTAAAGGGTTACAAACTTATTTGTACACCTAAATCCGTTATCTACCACTTTGAAGGTACTGGAGGTTGTAGAACACCTGAACAGGAAGTAAGTAACCAAGAGATGTACAATCATGACAACTTCCTATTCCAAGAGTGGTTAAAATTTAAAAAAACTGGTAAAAAACTTTATGTGCTATCTGGTGGTTTGGGCGACCACTATATGTTTAAACAGGCAATTCCAATGGACAAAGAAGCCACATATGCAGTATGTTACCCAGACTTATTTAAGGGTTACAATGTTATATCTATAGCCCAAGCAGAACAAATGGTAGATAGAAAAGACTACGATGTCTACAGTTGGGCGACAAAGAATAACTTTAAAGGTCATTTTATTGAAGCAATTCGTATTCTTTACAATAATTTAAATAAACATATATGAAGTCTAGGAATAAAATATCTGTAATATATTGTATTGAATGTTTAGTAAACGGTAAGGTTTATATAGGTTCAACTGTAGATGTTAATCATAGAAAGACTGCACATTTCCTTAATTTGCGAAAAAATAAGCATCCCAATAAACACTTACAGAGTTCATATAATATAAATGGACCAGAGAACTTTGCGTTTCATAT